ATTTAGCTATCCATGGAAATTTTTTACCCATGTATGCCTCTGTTTTCCTTTTAATTGGCTTTAATTTGTAGCATTTATCAATTGTGTATTTACCCTTTGGCAATGCTCCATTTCCATATTTACCGCTGATACATTCCCATTGCTGGTCACCAATACATAAGTTGCCTAACTTTGTTTTGTTAAACGTATCAACAACATTAAAAATAACATCGTATTCTAAAGGGGTCGAATCCGACTGGTTTAGATTATCGTTTTGCTGACGTTGGCTAAATGATTTAAACTTGTCATTTACCGTTTTTTTTTAACAAGTCCTTTTAATCCCCCATTCATAAACATTCTCAGAATCCCTTTACCGCCTAGCGTACTGACTAATACCATAATGTTAGCTAACTGTAACCATGTGGGTAAACTGCTTAATCCGTCTATACCATACTTGTAAATTACATACCCATCTAATCCGATGATACTAAATTTCAAAATTTCGTCCATATAACTGTATTTATTTTGTTCTAGTACCATTAAATCATAGGCATTATCCCCATCAAAAACTTTCGTCTGATGATTAATTTGAGCTTGAACCTTTGCAACCTTTAGTTGACTATTAACTTTTTGTTCTTGAACTTTAGCTTCTAATTTTGCCTTTGCAAGGTCTAATTTGCCTTGCTTTTCCATTTCTTTAATGGCTTGATCTTTCTTAACAACATCGCCAACGGTACCAACAACCGAGCCAACAAGATTACCAATTATGTTAAACATTTTTTACACTCCGTAGGCATTAATTTAATAACGTTATAAAGCACACCATTGGTTAACTCGTTAGTTATTTTAATTACTTCCGCAACTTGTGCAATCGTCAATTCTTCTTTTCCGCCTTCTCTTTCACATACCATTTTATTAAATTCGGTTATCTTCATTTTTTCCCTTTTTTCTCTTTTTTAATAATTTTAGAGTGAATACGTCGTAATATTTTTTCTTTATTGGCACTTTTTATTTTATAGTCTGTTTCATCTCTTCGATTCCAAGGATCAATAGGTATAATAATTTCATCATCTATTAGTTTTTGGATTAACTGCTCTAAACGGACAAATGGACTTTTTCCGTTTTCGTCTTGAATATATCTCGCATCAAGCCCTTTTACCTCGTATCTCCATTTTGATCTATGAAATGTGCCAGTAGAAAATTTATCACAAAATTCTTTTATTTCAAGTTCGTCATATCTTAATTGAAGATATTTAAAATACTTTTTTTCAAAATATTTAGAAAACATTTTCCCCAATAAAAATTTACTATTTTCAATGATTAAAAAAACAAACAAAAATAAAGTTGTACCACATAACATTAAAATTTGTTGAATGAATAAACAAAAAGGATCTATCTTTAGTCTTAGCCTGTTTAATAGAATTTCCAAATTTAAATCACCTCTTAACTATTATATTTTTGATGTAATCTCTTGATATTTTTATCGATAATACCCTCGAGTTTTTGTTCTGTTTTCTTTTCGTTATATCGTTTATTTTTTTCTGCCTCTTGTTTTATTTCGTCATGCCCCCCGTATACAAGTTTTTGTTTTTTCTCAATCTCTTTAATTTCTTTCATTGTAAGTGTTCTGCCTGTGCCTCGTGGGTCGTCAAACTCTGTAAATCCATGAATTGATACGTTATGCCCACCAAAATATTGCTTCATATTCGTACCTCTACAAGATTCACAATTAACTATTTTATTATCATTTAATGAAAAATAATGGTCTTGAATGTTTCCACAATTACGGCATTTAAAACTATACAGTGGCACCTTGTAATCCCTTTTTTTGGCCTTTTAGCTTATTTTCTAAATATATTTTAAACTCATTTCTCATTTTGATATCTTTTCGTTTACAATTCAAAACGTTATATACCTCGACTTTACTCATCTTAAAATTCTGTGCAAGTTCATCTGCACTTGTATTAGTTTGGTCGTAGAGATATTTCAAATCTTCCTTAGTTATATCTGCTTCTATATATCTTTTCTCGATTAATTTTTTAACGTCGTTTGATACCCCTTGAAGCTCTGATCTAGTATTCTGAAAAGCATTGTTCAATTGTTGCATCTGTTCATACAATCCATATCCATTTGTGTTCAACTTCAGATCTTGTAATGCTTGGTACACATCTTGATACAATCGTGTTAACTGCTCATTAGTTAATGCTTTATCTACTGATATATTTTTAATTGTTTTTAGGTAATTATTGACTTGAAACTCTACGCTATTTGCAATTTCATTTTTAACTGTTGTCGCAATTCTAGAATCAATTGAATCACTAATACCTTTTAACGCTTTGGCTATTTTAGCCTCCAAAGTTCCCATTGCAATTTCTATATTATCCATTTTTTATTACTCCTTTTTTTTTATATTCTTGATAAAGTATGCTCATTAATTCTGCAGTTAAGTCTGGGTGTGCATATTGAATTAACATGGGCTGCAATCTACAACACATGTTAACTATTTCAACATTTTTTCTAACGCTAGATGGTGCATCTTCTAAAAACCAAGGTTGATTCTTTGCAAGATTTATTAAAACATCACGATCATTTTTTAATGTTTCAGTTGCTTTTAAGCCTTCAATTCCTGCTGCAATAACAACATCTTTATCGTCTAGTAGCCTTTGTGAGACATATCTTATACAATATTCATTGTTTTTAATTACTTCTAAAACAAAATCTTTATTGTCCTTCAATTGATCGGAAAGTTGGTTAAATGCGTATTCACTAGTAGGGTTATCATTATGAGTATCCATGGTTAATAAAACCGCTGCCCTAGCAACATCAATATCGTTTTTTAATCTTTCTGACGCTTTGCCTATTGATCCCCCATCTATTAAAACACATTTTATGACAATATCTTTATTATCATGATGATTTTTCATAATATCTTGTAATTTGTTTTTTATTTCCTCGTATCCATAATTACTAGAAACTTTTTTTAACTCATAACATAGCTGATCTGTTGTTAATGAATTACAAATCCCTTTTAGTTTTTTTAATAAATCATTATCCATTAAACCCTTCCTTTCACGTAGTCATCCAGTGTTGGCCCATCATTAATCATTGCCCACTTAGCACTTGGATTTTTAACTTGAACATTCTTTAAATGTCTCACCGCATATTGAACAGCGTCACATGAGTGATCGTTCTTTTTAACAACTTTGAACTGATCATCGTTAGCGTGTAACTTATCCACATACATGTAGTTTCTATGTTGATCAATCACGTATGGGATATTTTCAAAAAAGAACAGTTTGTTTTTAAATAGTAATTGATTTACTAACAATATGTTCCCAGACTTCTCCTTAACCGCTTCAATTAGTTTAAGTCCATGTGATTGCAAGTCTCGCCACCATGAGCCATAGTCACGATCTTGTACTTTCATACTGTAATCCGCAATAATTGGCTGTGGGCCGTATCGGTTACACGCTTGTACAATTTCATGAACTGTTGGTTGTGGCTTGTGCCATTCATCATAGATATAAATACGCCCTGACTCATCCTTGGCCATAAACACAATGCTAGTATCAACACGTGTTCCATGGTCTAGCCCTATGCACTTATACCAATGGTCATGTATCTGTTGTCTAGGTACAATGTGATGACTCATTAATTGATCGTATACTGCATTTTGTGTGCTATCCCAATTACCCTCTAAGAACTGCTGTATATAGCTAGGTGGAAAGTTCTTTTCCATGTTTTCAATGTAATCTTTGGGTAAGTTTTTTTTGTTGCTGTATGTAGTAGCTCGTATATATAGACAATCCTCTGGTGGTTTATTGTCATGATAACGTTTCTTACACCATCCATACCGAGGATTGCCCTCGGTAAATATCAACTTAACTGGTAATGCCGTTCCTCTCATACGTCCCAAGGCACCCAAAAAGTGTTCTTCTTTTAGTTCTTCGGCCTGACACATAATAACCGCATCATAACTGCTACTCAATATTTTTCTTGGATCGTCAAACGACCTGAAAATAATTTTACTGCCATTCCCAAAATGAAACTCGTGATCAGCTCTCATGTGCGTATAACCATATTTTTCTGGTGGAAAAGCCTCAAGAAACTGAACAATGCAAGTATCTTTAAGTTGTCTGTAGCTGTAACGTGTCATCAATAACTGTACGTTAGGATGTTTATGGCATAAGTAGTAACCAATTAACATACTTTCGAAACTCTTTCCCGAACCATACCCCCCCCAAAAAGCAATCTCTCTGGGGCAATCTTTTTTCATTGTCATATCAGTATTAAATACGGCATTAAATATAACTGACTGGTTATAGTTTAGATTGACTTTCATTTTTTAAATTTTATTAATATCGTCGTATTCTTTCTGATTAAGTAAAACGTCACGCAATGTACCCTTATCCTCATATTTACTAAAAACTTGTATTGGGTCTTCATTTTTTTTAGTCAAATACATGACACGAAAAGCGAATAAAAGATTGATTCCAGCGGCCAATGTGTATATAAATAAAGTAATAAATAAATCAATACTATTCCATAGATCAATTAGTATTGTATCACCCATTAAGTCTCTCTAATTCTTCAGTAACGTTTTGCTTTTCTGTTTGCAGTAGATCGATCATCATACGTTTTTTAGTTTTTTCTAAATTTTGAATTGCAATTTTAAAGCGTTCTTTTTCGCTTGGTTCCAATGCCGGGGCAAGTAACGATAAATCTTTAATTGCTTGACTTTTTAATTCATCAATAATATTGATATGCTTTTGTGTTGTTTTCATTTTTATTCCTCACTTTCTTTTTCTTCAATTAATTTTTTATCATCTTCTTTAGTTAAATTTAATATTATTTCATGTTTAGGTGGTTCAATCTTGGCTTTAATGCTTGTATCATAGATCGCCTCTTTTTCTTCTTCGTCCGCCCATAACTTGTATAAAAAAATACGTTCGGCAGGTGAACCATGAGTGATTGATCCCATCATACGGATTAACCTTTCTTTCCCCTCAACCTTTTTTTTGTTCAGCTCTCTTTTAATGGCGTTAAATTCGTCAGAGCCTAAGGGAAAATGGTCATAAAATGTCGGTTTACTGCATGGTAGTAGTGCAACAACACCTTCGACCGTTCGAACCTCACGTTCTTTAATAATTTTCAAAGCCATTTTATAAAGTTCTTCGGTGTTATACGCCATTAGTCCCTCACCTCAATATCATTCATATTAGCACCCTCATTTATTTCTT